AGTCGTAGGATTTTCTGTTTCTACTCTAAGTGCTAGTGCTACTTTGTCTTGACCAATAACGTTTGCATCAAAGTATGGTGTCTCAAGAGTTGCTGAACTTGCATAAGTTTGGTCAGCAATCTGACTTGGATTAATGACATCTGTTGATAAATTTACATAGTAAGCATTGTTATCATAGTTTACCCACAACCTATATTGGTCTTGGTCTGTGCCAACAAATGCACCTGTAATACCTGCTGAACTAGAACCTGTAATATGTTTTATCTCATAGCCTCTATCATCAAAAGCTGCAATATAAGAAAACCCAGTTAGACCTCCACCTATTTGTGTATTCATTCTGGACCGGCTACCTGCAGTAGCGTGTATCTTACTTGTCAAAGGAGTTGTGTCTTGTTCTTGTGCATTTACAACTAATAATAACTCGTTAAGTGTAGGAATAACCTTTGTAATTTTTCCTCTGTAAACTTGGGGCACACCATCATCTTTATCAAGACCAACAGTTGTAACCACTGTTGCATCTCTACCTACATTTATTTTATATAAACCCATGCTTGATGGATAATAAATACTACCTCTCCATGTTGCTGTGCCTATTCCATTATCTTTATTTTTTGGAATAATAAAATCTGTTTTAATAAATCTTGTGTTGGCATCATCATGCACATATAAACCTTGTTGAGTCACTGCGTATAAGACTCTATCTTGACTTGCATTTCTTGCGACAATTAAACCTACTATTGAGTCATCATCTAATTGAAGTAGAGCATCATTAGTCCAACTGCCTGACAAATCAGATGAACGTCTTAGTTGTCCGTCTTTGTCTATTGCATATATTTGGTCTTTAAAAAATGCTATAAACGGTGTGCTTGCAGTTGAGTTTGAAGCCCAACCAGAACCTGTTGTGCTGTAATATACACCCCTATTATTTGCAAAAACTGCTGTTGGTACACTATTTACCATTCCAACCTCAGCATCTGTTGCACTGTCAATTGGTGTTGTCGTTGACACTTCAATAGTTGTCCAAGTGTTGTTTGTGTTGTATGTATGCAGGAATCCTCCTCCTGCTGCATACAGCACCCCTTTGAAGGTTAAAAATTGCTCTAAGGTTGTATCAGGGTCACTACCACTAGCAACTGCCAGCTTCGGTAAAACAAAGTGGTCTTTGTGTCTTAGTTGACCAGTAGACCACCAGACTCTATCTAAATCTTTTGATGGGTCCATACGTTCTATACCTATACCACCTCTGTGGTCACTAGATACAAACGTAGATGTAATAGGGTTTGACTCTAGGTTGTAATCACCAAGAGTAATCTTGCCGGGAAACTGACTTGTGATAAATCTTCTTACAGGATTAGATACACGGTAGTAAACACCATTTAATATTATTTCATTTTCGTCTACTACTCTTGTTGCCATCAATCAATCCAAACACACCTCTGTGGAGTTTGACTCCTTGCTAACGTTTGCTCTGCTTGTAAATTCATTCTTTCACTATCTAATTGTGCTGCTTCTCTTCTTTCAGCAGACCTGTCAGACCTAGCAAGCAACGCCATTGATGATGCCTTTTGGATAATAAACTCTGGCTCTACATCACAACTTGTTGTGTCAGATGTAAGCAGTGTAGGTTTTTTTACTCCTGTAAGTTTGAGCAAAGAGTTTCTTACAACTGCTCTAGCATTCTCATCAAACACTAATCTTCTGTTTGCTCTGTCTATTGTGTAAAAGTTTCTGTGTATTTCTTCGTATGCTGCACCGTAGTCTCTTGATACCTTAATATCATCTATTGATACAGTTGCTGCACCAATGTCTGCTACTTGTATCAAGCCAACAGATATTATAGCCGTTAGGTTCTCTGCACTACTCAAAGCTATTCTGTGATGAGTCCATGTGTCTGCTGATGTTGCAGGCACTGCTACGTCTTCATAGACACCACTTGTAGCGTTGTTTGCTACTGCAGATAGTCTAACTGCAAATTGACCTGCTGTAAGTGCAACGTTTGTTTTTATAAAAAATTCTAAATGAGTATAACCTGATATGTTTGTTGATGTTATTGAATCAGATATTAATATTGTATTTATGCCAGTAGAGTCAGGAATAACCATTTTGTTTGCAGCTTGACCTTCTCTGTGGTCTTCTTCATCTACTACAACGCTTGAAACACCAGTTGTTACTTCATCAAAGACAGCATCACAAGTAAGTAATGATTTACCAAAGTATTTTTTTCTGTATTCTACCTTTTGTAATCCAACTAAATCTGAAGGTAATGAGTAAGCATATACTTCAGATGATGAATGTAAACTAAAGTCAGTAGTCTGTGGGGCACCTTTTCTTGTAATCCCAGATATAGCCCTGTTTATAAAATCGTGTATTCTTGCAGGTGGTAAATCGTTGTCATATATTTCGTAAGCATCTCCAGTAGCAACGTTGAAAGTAAGTGCAGGTGATACTGTAATTGTGCTAGTGCTAGAAGCATAGTCAGTTATTCTTCTTATGTTTACAGTGTTGTCTGTAGCATCTGTAACTACAAGCCATGAACCATTGTACTCATCGTCTCCACCAAAAAGATTTACTGTATCTTTAAAAGTAGTTGTATCTCCATCTGCAGTAGCAGTACCCACAGTACAAGCACCAAGCTGGTAGCCTATTGACTGTCTTAGTTCTGCTCTATTTTTTGATTGTATCGCTGCCATTACAATGATTCTCCTAAAAGGTCTATAATAGTTTGGTCTGCATAGGAAAGTGCTGATAATCTTTTAGCCCTTGCTATTGCAAAACCTATTTTTCCTGCATTATTAAATTTCCAACCTGCAATCCAAGACTTTTCTTGGTCTGTATAATCACTAGCACTATCGTATGTAACATTTAAAGTGCTTTGCAAAACAGATGGATTAACACTTACTAATTGATAGTTTGTAATATTTACCATTGCTCTTAAATTTTCTACATCAGTATCAACAAGGCTTGATTGAAAGTATTCATTTGACCAATTATAAATATCATTGTTATATCTTGAATCACTTAAATTATTTAACACAGCGACTTGTGCATCTGTAAAACCATCTGTATCTTTCCATGTAGCCATATTATCTCCTATGTAACACTTATTTTATATAAATCAAATTGCCCTGCCATACCTTCAGTAGGATTATTTGAACCATGCAGGTTTGTACCTAAAGCACCATCAGAGTCAGGATAGTATCTTGATGTATGTATACCGAAACCAAATAATTCTTTTGCTTCATCCATGTGAATTTCAAAACTAAATTGTTTAAAGTATCCTGCCATATCCATATAACCACCATGACATGAAATAGAAGTTACTCTATCTCTATTTGTTGTTTGGCTAGTTCCAGTTGTATGTCTAGCATTAAATATATCTATAACTGCATGATAAGCTGGAAAGTCATCACCTTGAATTACACCAGCATTAGTATCAGTTGCACATATCATTGACCATTCATCACCAGAAGAACCAATACTATTTGCTGTTCCTAAATTAGTTTCTGTAGACACACCACCTGAACCAACACTTCTACCATGATATCTAACATTTGAACCTTCAGTTGTTCCTGTATCTGTATACAATCTTAAATATGGAAATGGAGTACCACTTTGGTTGTATTGACCCATCTGGAGATATATTCTGTAGTTTGCATTTTCTTCTGTAAATATATTTTGAAATTCATGTGTCATAGTGCTACTTGCACCAAAGTTAGTGCTAGATATAAGGGAATAAGCACCACCACTACCACCTGCGTAAGTCTTTACATCTGATGCAGGGATAGTTTTCATTGTTCCACCATCATTTACAATAAATCCATCAGAATCCCCAACTGTAATAGAACCACCAACTGATGTACCACCATCTAGTAAATTTAGTTCTGCTGTAGTAACGGTAGCATCATCTAAGATATTTAATTCAGTAGCAGAAGCCGTTACACCATCTAAAATATTTAATTCAGTTGCAGTAGAGGTTACTCCATCAAGTATGTTTAGCTCTGCTGCTGTTGATGTAACTGCTGTTCCATTAATTGCTAACTTGTCAGTTACTATATTAAATGTTCCATTGTCCTCTACTCTTGCTACTTCAGTTCCATCGTACTGTTGGAATACTATATCTTTTGAATCTTGAAGTGGTTTGATAATTACATCTGAAGATGATTCAGTAAAACTCAAAACATCATTGTTGTTCAGTCGTAATGCAATTGTATCATCAGTAGTAAAATCAATTAGATTGTGTGCATCTCTACCAACTTTAGTGCTTGTGTTTAATATTGTGGTAATGCCTGTTTGTGCACCTGCAAGTAATACTGCAGTGCCTTCAACTGTAATAGCACCCGAACTTGCTCTTGCTATTGTAGTATCTGAAGCATGACCTAGTTCTATGGTACCTGCAACTTTAACACCTGCTGCATTGTCTAGTATTCTAAAGCCTTCATTATCACCATTGTCTGTAAAGATAAGGTCTTTTTCATTTGTTTCTACTTTCATGGTAATGTCGCCAGAACCACTTTCAGTGATTCTAAATACTTCACTGCCAGCATCAAAGAACTTAAATATACCTGTGTGTGCATCAAATGTTATATCACCGTCAATATCTACTGTAAGATGTGCTGCTGATGCAGAAGCATCGTTAGTATTTATTGAGAATGCACCATTTGCTGCAACTACTAATGTTGCTGTGTCACCAGAAGAACCAGTCATTGTAACTGTCTTACTATCTAAACCAATGTCGTCAACTGTCAAAGCAGTAAGTGTTCCTAATGATGTAATGTTTGTTTGACCTGCTACTTGAAGAACTCCGTCAGAGTTTGCAAAAGAGGTTGAACCTAAAGTAAGAGCACCAGCGATAACTGCATTACCAGAACTATCTAAACTAAATTTAGTTGCTCCACCTACTGCAGCACCAGTGTCTATTTTAAATTTATCACTATCACTGTCATCAACACCCACAGTCCATTCGTCTGTGCTGTTTATGTCAAACGTAATTCTAGGGTCACCAGATGAACCAGCACCTATCTCAAGGTCTCCTGAGCCATCAAATGTAAGGTTAGCTTCTGCATCTAATTCTGTTGTTGTAGAACCAACTGTAACTAATTCGTTTGCTGTAGCATTGTTTAGTGCAGTTACTGCACCTGATGCTGCTGCTGCCCATTTCATACCAGTAGCTTCACTGCTGTCTGCAGTAAGTACATGGTCGTTGCTTCCAACAGTTCTAATTGCCATTGAACCACTACCAGAACCAGCAACTAATCCACCTTTGGCTATTGCTGATATATCTGCCTCAATACCACCTACTTCGTGTTTAAAAGTACCATCGTTAGCAGTCATAGCTTGAACTGCTACTGGAGCACCAGAGCCGTCTGCTACAACTATTTTACCGTCTGTAGCACCAACAAGTCCTGTACCACCATAAGCTAAACCTATTGCAGTACCGTTCCAAACACCTGTAGTTATTGTTCCAAGTTCTGTTAGTGATGAAGATGTAACTCCACTACCTAAAGTATTGTTTGATAGAACTGTAGTGCCGGCTACTTTAAATGTTTTACCACTGGCTATATCTACGTTTTCTGAAAAATCAAAGTCACCAGTAGCGTTTGTAAATGTAATTGTTTTATCAGAGGTACCTTTTATCGTTAGACCACCACCATCAGCATTAGAATCACTAGGAGAACCAACTTTGTTCAACTCCATGTTCTTGTCTTCAACCTGAATGGTTGCAACGTTTGCCGTGATTGTGTCACCAGATACTGTTAGGTCACCACCAATCGTAATATCTTCTGCCCAAGCTAAACCTGTTGATGTGCTTGAGTCTGCAATAAGTATTTTATTGTTGGTACCTATTGCTAATTTATCCCAAGTGCTGCCTGTGTAGACTAAAATATCACCTTTAGCCTCAGACATACTTGTTACATCTGTATGGGAAGCACCATCAAGTGTGTGCGACCCCATCTTGCCAAGACTGGCAGCTTTTACTCCTAACATTTAATCCACCCCTGTGTTTATAAATAATTTAGTAGTTGAACCATCTGGTGTAGAACTGTAAGCAATCCTTACAATGTAATACGGAAATGGGTCACTACAACATTCATAGCCTCCACTTGTTGCTGCTACTGTAAACGAACCTATCTGAACTGCAGTTGTGGAACCGACAGTTGAATCAGATGCCTGACAACCGTATAAAGTTATAGTTGCAGTCTGATTGCTTGCATTGTTTACATGAATTGTTTGAACGGATTTTCCGTTCCCACTAAAAATAAAATCATGATTGTCTGTATCATCAGCACTAAAACTTGTTTCCAAATAAAAAGGAATGGATGCACTGTGGATATTTAAACTATCATGTACTTGTTGTAATGTCATTTGGCTCCTTCAAAATATAATTTACCAGTTGAAGACTCATTCCTCTTCTTCCAATATTCTTTCATCTCACGGATGATTTTACCAATTTCTTTTTTTTCCTCTGCTGTAGGTTTTCTCTTATGTTCTTTTGCTCTCATATCTAAAAGCCATTTTTCATAAGCATTACCTGCTAAGTCTTCTATCTCTGCTTTACTATGAGTGTCGTCTCCAAGCACCCTTAGTTCAAAGAGTTTACCGGTTACAGGGTCTTTAACCTTGAAATGATAAACTTTTGCACCTGTGTCTCCACCTAAGTCTACGACACGAGTTACAACTGAACCCTGTGGGGTCCAAAGTCCATCTATGTTTCCGTTATATTCTGTAACCATAATTTAAGAAAGTGGGAGAACCGAAAGGAAACAATCCTCCCACTTATGCCATTAGATGTTATTCTAAGTTTGCTTTGATAAGTCCGTACTCACCGTTAACACCAGCGATTGGACCCATGTATGCAACGATAGTTCCTTCTGCATCATCATCAGAATCTAAGATTTCAACAGAACCATCTGCACTGTTAGATGCAACTAATGGTAATCCTGCTCCCGGAGTTCCTTCAATTAATGCAGCAGTGAATCCACTTACGCAAATCCAACCGTATGAACCTGATGCTATGTCAACACAAGTCCATCCGAGTGGTGCGTGGTCAATATCGCTACCATCATGTTTTTCTATATCCTTGTAAGGATTTTCGTAAAGTCCTACTTGCTGTGATGTAGTAATCGCAGTTACTAGACCATCTTCTTCATCGATTGTAACTACACAACCTGTTGCTGAAGATACAGCAGTGTTACCTTTTACTTTGTAAAAATGACCTTCTTCTCCAACGTCATTGAAGATTAAGTATCCATCTTTGTATAAGTCTTCAGTTATTGTAAGCGAACCAGATAGTGTGATAGTTGTATCACCTACTGATGCTGCTTCAACAGCCAAGTCAACTTGGTGTGCTGCTGTTCCTGCTTTACCCATAGTAAGGTTTCCAGCAACGATAGCTTCACCAGCTTCAACGTATCTAAAGGTTCTTTCACCAACTTGCATTGGTGTTCCTAATTTATGTTTTTGAGATGTAGAAGTTTGCTTCTCCCATCCCGGTTTACCCATAATTGTTTGTGGAAATGACATTATATTATCTCCTGTTTTTCCTCGGGTTTATTATACACCCCGTCATCAACCGATATTTGTTTATTTGAAGAAGAGGCAGGAACTCGGTCAATGGTTACATCCACTGCCTCTTCTTTTTTTCTTTCGTAACTACAATGATTGCATTCACAATTAGTAGTAGGTGGATAGGAGTACGCACCTTTACGAGCCATCTTAAGTAAGTAGTCAGGTGTCCCCGGTACATTCTTAATCACTGTGCCTTTTTTAAAACCTATTCCTCCAGTAGCATTCTTTTTATCGATGTGCCAGAACAAATCTGTTTTAGATTGCCAGTTATCAATCATGTCCCAAGCATAGCCCGAAGCTATTAACTCTTGTCTCTTTTCTGCACGTTCTCTAGTATCCATCTATTCTCCTAATGTTTACGCACCAGATGCAGGGGCTGAAGCATCAAATGTCAAAGGTGCACCCTTTGAATCATCAATTTCAAACACACCGTAGTCTGCTGTAATTATAATTTCAGTTGCTCTCATTGAAGCATCTCTTTGTCTTTCAGTTCTAGTGTCTACTGATTTAAGTACACCTAGTGCTGATTTGTCTGCAATAACTCCAACTGCATCATCAGATGAGTCAACTGACAAGTTACCATCTTCAAAGATTGGAACACCGTTAAGTGGTCTAATGTTTGAGAAGAAGTTATTTAACAAGTCAGTTGCAAATCCATCCGGAATACCGGCTGCTGCACCTGTTGCTGTTACTGCTGTGTTAGCAATGTCAAAGGTTGCAAAAGGGTGTTGCAAGATGTAAATCTGCGAACCAAACTTTTGTCCTTTAGCATTTGCGATTGCACCTGCTATGTTTGCAAGACTCATTGTTGCACCAGCAGCACCAAAAGTAGTACCACCGTTTAATCCTGAGTACAATGCGTGGACATCAGTGTCCTTTTTTCTTGCCATTGCATCACCAAGCTGTCTACCTACAATTGAAAAAATGTTGTTTGCAGATTGCCTGATTAATTTATCTGTCAAAACTACTTTTGCTCCGACTTCTGAAGCAGTGAGGTCTACAGTTGTCATTCCGATTTCTTCGTCATCAACAATGTCGAATCCGTCTTGTAAATCAGAAATAGTCATTTGACCTACTTTTGGCACAGTTACCTGTTTAGCCCCTTTTGGCAAATTCATTTGCTCAATCAAAGCCATAGCAGGAGCATTGTGCTCTTCAGTAAACCTAGCAGCAGTAATTATTATGTTCTGGGCATTTTCTAAATTCCCAGTAGTTGCTGTGGTTGCCATATTCGTTTATCTCCTATATGTCACCGGAAGCTACTCTTCTTGCATATTCAATAACCTTCGGGTCATTGTCACCTGCTAAGTAGCGTTCCATTAAAGTTTTCTCATTTAATGGTGCTGCAGGCGAAGGCTGTCCTGACTGAAGTTCCTGCGAAGGTCCCGTACTCGGTACCTTGCTCTGCTGTGCATCAAGTACACGTTGCTGCTGGACTGTTAAGTCAGCGATACTTTCAGCCATTGACTGCATTGCAGTTGGGTCGACAGTTGACATTAACACATCATAAGCTGTGCTCTTGCCTACTTTCTGTTCGGGCTTAATGCCCTTCTCCAAAAGCAATTGCCTTGCCGTTGCTACCTTTGCAGTATGTTCTGATGATTGAGATAATTGCTGCTGTTGTGCAAGCAGTCTATCTTTCTCCTGCTGTATCTGAAGCATTTGCCTCTCTTGTGATGCAGCTTGTGTAGAAAGTTGTTGTGCCTGCTCAGGAGCATATCCTTGCATCTCATACTGCTGTTGAAGTTCTCTTCTCTTAGCTTCTATCGTTGCTTCTGATTGACTCAGTTGCAATTGTGCCTGCAAGTCCTGTTGGGACTTTTGCAAGTCTGCTATTTGTTTATCGTAAGATGATTGTGCTTTCCTCCATTCATCTTGCGAATAAGAACGAGAGTCTTCAACACTCGTTGTTGGCTCAACGCTTTGAGGTAGTTCTGCACCGACTGATTCGGGCTCTGAAGTTCCTGTAGGTTCTGCTTGCTCTGCTCCATTTTGTATCAATCCTTGTTGCTGTAGTTGTTCGTTCACAGCAGGGTCAGTATTGTCTACAACGCCTGAAGTAGTTTCAGCAGGCTCAGAAATTTCTGGCTGCGAGTCAGGAGATGTTGAATTCTCAGGTTGTTTGTCTGTTACCATTACAACTCCTAAAATATTTAATTTTGGTTACATTGTATATCTAATCTTCTTGGCTTTCAATCTTATCTGCCAGAGATTCAAAACTATCTTTTATTTGTTGGTCAATTGGTTGCAAGGTTAATCTGTCTAATTTTGCACGTTCATTGATTGAATCTAATAGTTTTTTTCTTTCACTGCCGGGGAGTATTCTAAATAGTTCTTGAGGTATTGTTTCAGCATGAAAATTAGTATTTCGTGATATGTATGACCTTTCTGCTTTTGTCAGTCCTCTCAAAAATGTATCTCTTGCTCTGTTAAAATCATCATAAAGAAACAGTCCATCTTCTGTAGTAGTCTGCTCCATCAATGAGTAATAAGTTTCAAGTGCTGCTCGTTCAGCATCAGTACCTGCATTTCTTATTTGATTCTTGTAAAACGGGTCGTCATAATCAAAACCTTCTTCTTGTGCGATTGCTCTTCTTTCCTTAGAAGACTCTGCTTTTGCATCATAGTATGCTCTAATTCTGTCACTATTATTATTGTAAGTACCAAAGATTGCTTTCATTTTTACTTGCATATTACTTAAAGATTTATAGCTTTCAGGAACAGACCTAGTTGTATCTTCTGCATAATAATGTAAATTTGTTACTCTTTGTTCAAAAGGTTCTAACTCAACATATCTTTTGTTATAAACATCTAACGCTGCATCTTCTTTGTTTGTGTATGAGTTAACGTTTACACCAAACATAGCACCTGCAGCACCAGTTGCTATCATGTATGGGTCATCTGTATTTTCAATAAGTTCAACTATCTCAGCAAGAACTAACGGTGCTAATGATTGTATTGCAGGGTTTTTTGAACTAATTGATTTCCAGTTTTCAATTTTATATCTGTCATAAGCATCTTCACCAAAAAAATCTTCTCCAGATATATGGTCAATTAATTCTCCTAAGACAGGGTTTGCTTTACCTCTCATATATTGTGATGTTTGTTTCCACCATCTATTTGCAAGATTGCCCATGTCACCAACTTTATAGTAAGTACCAGTGCTACTTGTTTTGTAGTCTCTTGCTAAATCAAAAGCATAGTTTATAAATTGTTCAAATCCACCCCATATTTTAAATTTAGTTCCATCTTCAAATGCTATCTCACCTTTACGATAATTTACTCTTATATCTGGGTCCATGTTTGCAAGTGTTAATATACCTCCACCTACAGCAATAAATTTTGCTAAGTCAAGTGCTGCTTCATTTCTAACGATTGGGTTTTTTAATATTGATATTGGTAAATATATTCTTGACCACCAAAGCCTTGGTGCCCACATTGTTTGATACATTACATCTCTAATAACTTTCTTTTTACCTGCTATTGGTATTGTTTTTAAATCAGCTTCTCCAGTAAAGATATTTACTATTTCTGAAACTTGTCTGTATAAATCATCAATCTCTGCTTGTGATGTTGCTTTTCTAAGTCGTCTTTGACTTAACATTTGGTTTGCTACATTAAACCTCATGTTATTTAAAAAGTGTGTATGGAATCTAGCAGATGCTCTAAGTATAGGTCCAATAACTGATGCCTTTGGTAGCTTTTCAATAAAGTCTGACATGAATGCTTCTGCTCTTCTATCAGCAGCAACATCTTGTCCGGTCTTGTTCCAACGCATTCCAGACTCAATTAACTTATTATAGTTTGGGTTTTGCTCAAGTAGTTGCTCGTTTCTTAAAACTGCATCGTCACTCAAAGCTGCTTTTAATGCTTGCCCAAAAGACTTAGCAGTAGTAAATGGTCTTGATACTGTATATATTGCGTTTTGTCTTAGAACTGCACCAAAATCTAATGTACCTCTAATTGCTTTTGCAAGAAACACTGAGTTATTCCATAGACCTCTATCTATCTTTGGTTTTGCTGCTCGTGGGTCATTTACTATTTGTTCTGCCCCATCAACCATTTTATTGTCTTTACCAAAGAACCTTCTTAGTCTTTTAATATCTATGTCAGTAAGTTTAGGAACTCTGTCTGCTAGTTTTACAAATGACTCAAGAAATCTAGTTCTAGCAATTGTGTTTGGTATAAACATTGCAACATCTTGTAAGAAGTTACCAATCTCTTGTGGTGTTACTCTTCTTTCGGGTTGTACGTTGCCAGTTTCCCATGGTCTAAAGTCTTCATTGATTCTGCTGTTTGTTCTTGCTAGAAATCTTCTCTTAACAAAACCAATCTCACTTTCAGTAAGAACTCTTGCCTCACCTCTTCTTGCACGAGCATTTGCTCTATCTAAGAATGGTCGTAAGAACTCTTTTTCTGCATCGGTAACATATTGAAGTCTAAATACAAATTCTTTATCATCAATTAAATTCTTTGGTAAGTTTTTAAATATATCTTCAGGGATATCCGTGCCATCACCACCAACGATTAATTTTCTTTGATTTTGCCCAAATGCACCCAAATCAATTGGTTGTGCTAATTGTTCAGGGGTTTGTGGTCGTGCAAGTCTAATGGCTTCAAAGTCTATTGAGCCGTCTTGATTTAGTCCTTGTTTGATTCCTTGGCTTTCGAGGATTTGCTCAAGCCTGTTAGCATTGTTATTTCTGTACTCGGTGTACGACTGACTAAAATCTGACGGTTCTCTGGAGATAAGCCTTGCTTTTGTCGGCGAGAATTCCTCAGTTCCAAGAATAGGTCTTCCAAGTCTCCGAAAGTAGTTATTGATTTCTTGTCCAAATTCCTCCAATTTTCTTATTTCATTAATATAGTCTGGATTATATGCTCTTAAAGTGTTGTAGTCAATACTTTGATAGTTTGCACCGACACTAAATCCGGGCAATTCAAACTGTCTTGCTAAAGCATCAATTGCTGCAATATCTTCATCATTTAATCTGCCTGAAAAGTTTATTCTAAAAGCTATATCTCTTGTGACACCGGGCTCAATTGTTTCACCAAAAGTAAGATTTCTTAAATTATCTCTTTCTGAAAATATTTCTGTGCCAAATCTGTCTGTTACTGTTCTTGGTTGTAATTCTGATGAAGTTATATTATCAACAATAATTATTGCATCTTGTTTAAGGTCTTTGTCACCTATGTCAACTATTCTTGCAACAGACAATTCAGAGTTTGCTGGGTTTTCAATTGTTGTTCTTATACTTGGTTCTGGTGTTCCAAAATAACTACCAATAGACATTCTAAAATTTGCAGGAGAGTAACCGAGTTCTAAGTTTTGTAAGTTTCTATTTTGCTCACTTAAGAATTGTGCAGCATTTGCATTTAATGCTGATAATTTCGTATATACTTCGTTTCTTGCTGTAGCACCTTCATTTTCAAGTGTTGTTTTTAATTGATTACTTTGGTCTACAAATTGTTGTGGAAATAATCTTGTTGCAGGTTGCCTTGTTGTGCCTTCAACATTTGGCGATATAAATATTTGTCGAGTTTGTGCACTTGGTGCAGTTGTAAAGTCAGGAAATAAACTTTCTCTTAAAAATTCTTCTCTTGGTTCACCTTCTAATTGTTGTTGCCTCAAAACACTTGGTGCTTCAACTGGGGGTTCAGGAAAAATTCTTGGATTAAGATTTCGTCTACTTAGTGCAGCAACACCTCCTGCAGTTGGTATAACACCTGCTGCTAAAGCAGAAAATGTATTTTCAAATGGTTGTGCAATACCTTCTAGTTGTCTTTGTTCTGTACCTGATATTGTTGCCAGTGTTGGTGCTTGAATTGCAGTTTCTGCTGCTAATCTTCTTTGAAATGGTCCACCTGCAACAGGTTCTAAAAATGTTCTTGCAATTCTGCTTCCTGCACCTGTGCCTCCAAGACTTCTTAATATTGTTGGTCCTGCACCTGCAGTTAATCCTGTCAATGCTATGTCTGGTAAATTAAGAAGACTTGCTCCAGTTCCAAATGCAAGTTCTGCTGGTGTTTGCCCACCAACAAAAGGTATAGCCTCTGGTATTTCAGTGCCAAACTTAGCACCAAAATCTCTTGCATCCTGAACATCTATTGGACCTTGAAATAAATTACCCATTTCAACTGGAACACCAAATATTTCATCACCTAATGTGCCTCTTGATAATAATGATGCAAGTGCTGCTCCAGTTTCTCTAAATCTTTCGCCTGTAACTTGTGGGTCAATGTATCCACCCGGACCAATAAATTCTTTAGAACCATCATCTAAAGGTTGGTTTTGCCGGGTGATTCCTCCTGTAAAAGAACCATAAGTATCGCCAACAAAATTAATAAATTGTCTAAATAATCCGGAATCTTTTACTTTTACATCTGGACCAATAGCCTCTTTTGCAACTCTATTTAGATACTCGTCTTCTTGTTGAAAGTTTTGAAATGTCATTCTTACCTTCCATAGAAGAATCTACCCTGAGATGTAATACCTCTGGTACCTGTTCCTGTAACACTCATGGGTGCATCTCTAAATCTTTGACTAAAATCTATTCCTTGTAAGAACTCTGTAAAGTCTGGTGGTTTAGTTCCTTGCATACCTGCTCTACCAACAGCACCTAAGTAATCTGTAAATACAGGTTTGTAAAGATTTCTAAAAAAGTTTTCTTGATTAAATGTGCCACCCATTGGCAACATACCACCAAAAGCAGCTTGTCTTCCGAAAGCATCTTTCTCAAAGAAATCACTAAATGGGTTTTGTCCCATTACCATTTACAGCCTCCTAAAGTCCAAATCTATTTTGTAAGAATTGTAAATATCCACCTTGTTGTGGTAGTAAATCAGAAGCAGCAAATTCATCTTGTATTTGATTAAAATTACCCGGAACAAGTCTACCAGCAGTAAATCTACCAAGCCTATCTGCTGCACCTGCTCTTGCAAGATTAAATGCTTGTTGTGCACCAGCACCTAGTGTAAATCTACCAGCATCATCTACAGTAACTTGTGGATTAACCAAGTTTCTTATATCTTCACTAAACTGACCTTGGTTAGGGTCTCTTGATAAAGGCACTAATTCAGAAAATAAATTTCTTGCTGTACTATAAACGTTTTCTGGTCCAACATTACGAAGTGCTCCTATTGAACCACCAAAACCTCTCCCTAATGCTGATGCTACATCACCAACTGCTAAAAGTGGAGAAAAAAATTGACCTCTTATTGTTCTGTTAAATGCTGTAGGCACATTTGGAAACAACTCATTGAATGCTCTTTGAAACATTCCACTTTCACCACGGATGCTTTCTTCAGGTATTCCACCAATATCTGCACCTAATCTTGTTACATCACCACCGGGTTCCATGATTCCAAGTGGACCTCTACCGGTTTGACCGGTTGGTATTTCATCTTGTGGGTCTCCAATCGTTACGATTTGAGTTTGGTTTTCTCCAGTACCTAGTTGTCCACCATACAATCTTTCAGCTTCAGACCTTGCTTCAGCTTCAGAACCAGCACGAACAAAAAAGGTTTGAGTTGTCCCTTGAGGGGTTCTTATTGTTATCGGGTAAAATCTCATTCTTCTTCTAATCCTATACTTCTAAGTAATTGAGTTCTTTCACTTTGGGCTCCGGGTCTGGGTGCTGCCGTGTTATTGCCTTGGTTAGGTGATGGAGTATTCGGTATGCCTCCCATGGCTGCATTAGGCATGACCTCTGGTCTTACTCCATTCGATGTAGGGGCTCCCTGCTGAGGGGGTGCCATTGGTTGCTGCATCTGTCCATATTGTTGCATAAATGTCATACGTTGTGCAAGTTCCTGCATCTGTTTTTGTTCTTCAGCAAGTTTAATTTCTTGCAAGTAATGTTGAGCCATTTGCTCATCACCACTCTTCATTGCTGCAGTGTAAAGCTGAACTAACTGCATAATCGGTGTCGATGTTCTTGCAATCTGTTCGTATATTCTTTGTCTTTCTAAATCTGCATCTTGCATTCTTAAGATTCTATCTCTTGCAAAGTCCATTGACACAAGCGACTCACCAGTTGCTGTAGGTTGAGTTGCCATCTGTGCAATTGAATATCTTTGCATATCATCTTCTGGTAGTGCAGGCAGTAAAGTAAATGTTAAATCACCGTGGTTTTTTATGTCATCTGGTTTTATCGGTCCATCAAAAGGCATCTTTGCGTATGTTTTACCCGATACATTCAACGCCTTGTACGATTTAGTTTCGTACATCATAATCAAATGTTCAAAAGACATCTCAAGTAAGTTCTGAACTGCTGTAAGTCTTGGAATAACTTTCTGTTCTATGTTAGTTCCAAGCTGTCTCATTGCATAACCAGATATTGGTGCTTGCAATATTCCAAAAGCCTGTGGTGGTAATCCACCGTCTACTTCATCGTCATTAATTGCACCAAGCAATACGTCTGCATCTCTTGGTGATTGTGACAACGGTAGTGGCTGTACGTCTTCTTGGTTTTGAGTTGACACATTTATTTGTGACCCCTTCTTTGACGGGTTGTCTTCTAATGCCTTAGTTCCGTCTAACGATGAAACCTTGTAGGCTTGGTCTACTGCTCTTGCAGCAAGTGCCATCCTGTACGAGAAAACTCTGTTTTTAAACTTAATGATGTCCCTGTTAGGAGCAAAAATTGATTCTGAGAAGTCTTTAATTGGGTCTTCAATGTCTGCCATACTATCAATCTGTCGCATTCCTGTGTCAGATGTAGCAAGTAAGGGTACACTCCCAACAGGAACAGTACATATCGGGAACATCATTGCAAAAGTGTCTGCAGGTTTCTTGGCATAATGGTCATCAATAATTACATAGTTCATGTATTTGACTTCACCGTTTACAATCTGTCTTTCGTAACAGTCGTAAACAAACTCTACTTCGTGACCATCGTCAAGCGTTACATCGTAAAATTTAAAATTCTTGTAGGTGTCTCTTATCTCTGACCTTGTTTGAGTCATTCTGTAGGCTGCAAAGATTGGTTCTTCTTCTCCGTACTGGACAACCAAATGTCTTGGGTCTAGTGGTTTTATCTCTGCAAAAGTATCACCGTTTGGTCTTTTTCTGAGCAGTGACCTCGCTGCTATCCTACCACCTCGTACCGTAGAGTACCAAGCAAGCTGAGATACAAGCAAAGGCTCACCTTTTCTTTGCAATCTCTTGTTTATTTGCCTGTGCATTCCAATGACTAATCTTTCTAAGTTGTCATTTGCAGCACGTTTCTGTTCGTCTGCAGCATCATTGTGCACTCTTACAACTTGCTCAGAACCAGAAATAAAACTTTCTATCTTGTCTGCTAATGTTCTTAGTGAGTTAGTTGTGTAAGCATCTTCTGGGTCGACACCTTCTTCTTCGTCTGGGACAAAGTGAGTTAATCTCCATGAGGAGTAATCCATGTCCATTCTGTCATGTAAAGGTTGGTCTTGGTCAAATAGTGTTTCTATTTTATTTAAAACATCGCCAACTATTTCGTCTTGTGTCTTTCTAGCCATTATCTAAATCTCGTCACTGGGATAATCTCCCTTGAATAGTTTTCATTACCGGCATAACCAAACTGATTTACCATCAGATAAGTTAATGCCTTTACAGCATGATTATACTTGTCTCTCGGAACATTTCCAACTACCCCACCTTCTCGGTTCATCTGCCAACTGTAAACTCTGACCTGTCCGTCAAACGGATTTGGTCCTCCTCCAAGTTCAGAAATCAGTCCTTTGCAAGTAGGGTCAATGACTATTCCGGGCTCCATGTCTATTGGGTCTGGCTTGAGCATACTGTTCATTCTCTCAATACCGTCAATAATCTTTACGGGCTGGCTTTGCATAATTATATTTGCTTCTTTGAACCATATCTCAGTGTTTGATGGCATGGCTCCAGCGTGTGCATTTCCTGCAACGTCAATCACGCCAAACTTATCCGTGTTATTCCACCAAAATCTTTTCTTGGCTACCTCGATAATGTCGGAAGCAATCAATTCTCTCTCGTAAATTTCGTCAAATACCTGCACCTGCCCATCGATTATGTGGCACACCTCAACGGCATACGCACTTTCGGTCATCCTTGAGTACCCCGGGTCAACTGCAAGATACACAATCTCGTCTGGGTCATACTCAACTTCTCTCACATGAACGTTTACATTGAATGACGGATGCACCAATCCACTCGGAGGACTCGGGATTCCGGCGACACGTTCATTAAACCACTCCTCGGAATGCTCATTTCTCATCTTTTCTATTTCAGGGTCGTGCTCTCCCAACGGAAATATATGCGTATTAGTCCATGTAGGTAGTGAAAAACTTTTTGCACTCTCTAAATTTTGTATACCCGGTGATTGCCATGACGTAAATTGTTGGGGGTACCATCCTAGACTACCTTCAAAAGTACCTTCTAGGAATACCCAACCACGCTTTTCTGCCACTCTCTCCATCAATCGCCAATAACTTTCTTGGTCTAACTGCGAAGCCTCACAAGCAACGATGCCCATCGGGGCTTCCATCGCAAGTTTTCTGTAGTCAGTCGCAGATTTAGTCTTGATTACCAACGGTTTTAGGTTCTTAGAACCAACGGACACCTCGATGTATCCGGGGTCAACCTGCCTCGTGGCACGTTTAATTACACCTAGCCTGTTGAAGGCATCTCCAAGATAGTCAAACTCACCCCTAGTTCTTTCGTAATCAGCAGCTACTAGCCAATAGACACTGCCCGAAGCAGCATCAGGGTCTTCTACAATCTTGGACATTATCTTCTCAAACATATACATAGCACCAAGATTGGACTTACCTGCTCTCACGCCACCGGCAACCAGTTTGAATCTAGCATCATCATTGAGAATATCAAGCTGTGCAGCCGTAGGTGTGTAACCTATGGCACTGAATAGGGCATCACGTTGTTCATGTATCATGAGACACATTTTAGCATAAAATTTACAGGAGGTAGTACCACAGACACAGACCAGCAAGCGACCACAAGAACCACCCCCCTTGCAGCCGACACACTGACACCGACACACAGACACAGACAGACACCAGACCACCCATCAACCACCACCACCCATCCACCCCACCACACGCATTTTTTTTTCCGAATCCGAATCATACGCACCTCTCAGAGGCTCTCAGAGGCTCATAGACGGGACTTTGGGGCTTTGGGGGTATCATGCCTCATTGTGCCTTACGTTCCCATTCGTTCCCATTTTGTTATTTAGAATGCTTTTGAGAATGTCCCTCTTTAGTTTGGAATGATTCCCAACTGTTTGGAATTTTGTCCTTTATGATGTTACGGCGTTTTATATAGCGTTACGCCGTGTCCTCTATTGGCTTTTTATCTTCGGAGATTGGCACATTTATATTTATTAATGCTTGGATTAGGGCGTTTGCTTGGTCGTCTATTGTCGTCTGGTTCTTATTGTCACCGTATCTGTCAGGGTATTTTTTAGACAGGAGCCACTGGCTATTTTTACTCTTAACAGCCTCATTCTGTGCAGTCGTTAATTCCGTTAGTTGCAAAGCCTCAAACTCAGTTACAGCCTCTGTAACAGTATCATGAAGTTTTAGTGTCAGTTGCTTGTATCTGTCACTGGGATTCAGGTTCTTTGTATCTGTTACTGTTACTGTATCTATAGTATCTGTATCTGTTTCTGTATCTAATGTTACACGGACTTTTTCACCGAAACGGAGCCAACCCATAGCCACAGACTCAGAAACCCCACAGCGTCTAATTATGGCACTTGTAGGGTGTAGTCCAAGCCGTTCTATATCCTGCTTTATTAAATCTATCTTTTTATTATCTAATTGTATTTTCCTGCTCATAGTCATTTACTATTTTATCAGGTTGTAAATATATTTAAATGAATGTGCCACATTATCCCGTTTTAAATTAGGTGTTGACATATTATTTTATATGGTGTTAGAATGATTTTAGTGGTTAGTTGATGAAGTTAAATCTCAGGTTAGTTAGGGCTAGCAAGCCCCAACAAATACACTAGGATTGAAACAGGTTGGGTTCGGTAAGTAGGTTGAGTAGAACACCAAAGATGAGGGGTCAAAGCAAAGTAGCTTAGGCTCACCTCTCAGACCCCGAACCTCGCAGGTTGCTGGAAGGGACTACTCATCCCGAGGAAGGTGAATCGATAGTTACCAGAGGATTGATACCTAAAATCCTTTAATGAGCCTAAGTAGTCAACTGGGATGCCTCCAATCGTGAGAGTCGAGTTCGGGGAGCCAGAGAAACCACATCGTGACAGAATGCAAAAAGTCACTTACAAATAAATAATCGAATGTTAAACAAGTCACTATTTTTTATATTTCACTGGTTGAGATTGACTAAAATACTGACATCGGAAAACTACTCTATGCGATTGGATTACGCAGTTCAGAACCTAAGAAATCTGTGAAGAGTCAGAAACGTTGGAAGACTAGATTATTTCATAAAAAATTACTAGCTGATGAACTGTGAAAGTCAGGAATGCAACCGAACCTATTGATGGTGGATGGTTCCAAGTGGCAACGCTTGGATTAAATGCAAAGACTAATAATCCGAAACGATAGAATCAATGACAACGCCAAGCGACCCTCCAAATTGTCGCTTGGTTTCGTCTTAGTAAACAATTAGCAATGGAGGAACCATGGCATCATGGATAGTTAATAATCACCCAGAACAATTCACAATGGAGCAATTCAATTGTTCACACCCAGTCAGTGAAATCATTGAAAGGTTGGACGATGGAACTGCAAAAACTAAATGTATGTTCTGTGAGAGAGTTCAGACTAACAAAGTTTAGTTTGATTGTAACGGTTGGGGTTTCGCAAGCCTCCAACCGTTGCCGTTTTAGTAAAAAATAATCATGATGAAGGAGGATTTAATCATGTTGACAGCAATCAGAATCAAACCAACTCATAACGACTTTGGATGTAGTTTCAAAGGGCATATAAATATATCCTATGACAAACTTGTTTCAGTGTTTGGAAAAGAACATTTGGGCGAGAGTTTGGATAAAAAAATACTATGCGAATGGGTGTTTGAATTTCCTGACAAAACAGTTGCTACAATTTACAACTGGAAAGACGGAAAGAATTACGACCCAGTTGATGGTTTAGATAAAGAAGATATTGATATGTGGCATATCGGTGGCAAAGATGAAAAAGCATTTCACTACATAAGACTTTTATTGTGGGGTAAAGCTAAAGCAGGAGGTTTAGGATACCCACCACCACTTTATCTTTAGATAGTGAGAGGGGCAG